CAGAGGAAATAAGGAGAATAAATTAAATGAACTCATTTAAGAAAATCGCACTAGCCATGGTTGCAGCCATGACTTTGGGCACAATGGTAGCAACACCTGCAAGTGCTGCTGTAATGACAGTCGCTGTATCGCTTGACACTGTAGCAAACACTACGGCATCAGCAATTGCAACGCCTGCGTCATTACCAGTACCTTCAGACAACACAGTTGATGCTGCAGATGCACTAAAGTTTATTGCAACAGTTGATGTTGGAACAAACGTTTCAGTAGTAGCAACAAATGCAACAATTGTTTCTGCTCTACACACTACAGCCGCACCAATTGGAGCAGCTTCAGGATCATCATCCTTGACAGTTGCAACTGGTACAGGCACAACAGCAACATTTTATGTCTATACAAAGACAACAGCAATTGGTACAGTTGTAATCACTAACGGTGGAACAACACTTACATACTACGTACAGGGAACTGCTGGTAAGATTAATACTCTTACAGTATCTGCCCCTGCTGCTGGCGCTGCTGGCACAAAGCAGGACATTTCAGTAACTGCAACAGACACATTTGGAAACAAAGTATCTGCTAAGTCAATTACTGCAACCGTATTTGCTTCAACAGCAGTTATGGATACAGCAACAGTAACAACTGGCGCTACACTTTCAGATTTTGGAGTTGCAAAGTTTGTTGCAACACTTCCAGCAACTGGAACACGCTCACTAATCACATTCTCACCTACAACATCATCAGATGCAACAACTGTTGATGTAGTTGGTCTACCTGCTCGTGCTCTCGCACCTTTCGCAGAAATCACAGTTCGTGATCTAGTATCAGAGCTTGCAGCACAAACCGCTGCCAAGGACGCAGCACTTGCTGCTAAGGCAATCTCAGATGCTGCAGTTGTAAAGGCTGCTTCAGATGCTGTTGCTGCTAAGGCTGCTTCAGATGCTGCTCTTGCAGCAGAGAAGGCAACTTCTGCAGCTGCACTCGCCGCTGAAAAGGCTGCTTCCGCTAAGGCCCTTGCCGATGCAAAGACTGCTTCAGATGCAGTTGTTCTTGCTAAGGATGCAACAATTGCTAAGTTAACAGCAGATAACGCTAAAGCACTTGCTTCTTTAAAGAAGTCATTCAATGCATTGGCCACAAAGTGGAATGCAAAGAACCCAAAGGCTAAGGTTACTTTAGTTAAGTAATTAATAAGCAGGACGGCAATATGCCGTCCTGCTTACCTTTAGATTGGAAAAAATGTTAAATTTTCATTGGATGTCAAGAACATCCGATACCTCTATAGAGTCGCTAAGGTCTTTGTCTGAAAGAGTTGATGCCGCTGGCTACCAGTCTATGCTTTTAGTTTATCATTCTACAATTCCTGATCATTTTATAAAAGCAGCTAATGTTATTAATAAAGAACACTCATTCAAATACATGATTGCTCTTAGAACTTACGCATTAAGCCCAGAGTACTGTGCAATGATGTGCAGGGCTTTTGAAGAAATAGACTCAAATAGATTAATGCTAAATGTAGCATCTGGGGATGTACATTCCTCAGAAAAAATATTAGAAAATATAGTTTACATTTCAAATTTAATAGATACTCCTAAAAAAAGAAGAGCCTATACACAAGAATGGCTAAATAAATTTACTTCCATGTATAAAGATGGGTCTATCCCCGAAATAGTAATGGCTGGTCATAACTCTGAAACTCAACAAATGGCTAGGGATAAAGGATATGGGAGCATTTTTATGCTTGACATCTTTTTAAAATCTTTTAATAAACCAGAATTTATTAAAAATGAAAAACAATTTGTTAGCCTAGGAATTATAATAAGAGAAACATTTGAAGAAGCACGTAATGCTTTTTTTAGAATACCAGAAAATGAACAAGAATGGACATTTTTTGGCACACCAGAAGTAGTTAAGCAAAAAATAAAAGATTTAAAATTTTATGGAATAACTGATTTATTAATATGTAACCCCAAAGATGATCCTTGTGAGGAAGATATACATATAATTGTTAAAGAAATAATTGAGGAGCAAAAAAAATGAAAATAAAAATAATAAAGTTTGTTTGTAATATATTAGGATATGAGCTTGGATTAAATAGTGTTAAATTACCAATATGGACAATAAAAGAAAAGAGCAAAAATGGGAAAACATCTAGATAAAATGCAAAGGGCCCTGGCCCAAAGACAAGCTGGAACTTATACCAGCGGACAAAAAAAGCCTGGTTCAATGAATATTAAAAAAACTGGATATAGAGGGCAAAGGGCCAAAGGCTCTAAGTAATGTTTAGTGGATTTTGTGAGATAAAAAATTGCAATAACAAGGCAACTAGGCTTTCTGGAAAGCTTGGGGGACCAATAATAGACATATGTGATGATTGTTGGCATCAACAATACAAATCTTAATCAACTAAATGCTATAATAGATTCATAGATGGCATTCTAGAACCATCTAAATAACAAACCTATAGGAGAAATAAAATGACAGACGGATTGAACTTAACAGGATTTAACGAAGTAAAGCCAGCAGTACAGCACACAATTGGTGAGCAGTACGCAGCAGCACCAGGAGCAGCTGATTCAGCATCAGATGTTTCAAACCAAGCATCAGCACAAGGCCCAAAGTAAATATATGTGCGCTATGTGTGGATGTAGCTCCGAAGCCTTTATGGGTGTAGAGCTACCAAATCAAAATGTTTATGATGTTGGCGCAACAGCAATTGTAATTGAGCCATCCATGTTTGGAACAGAATCTTCTAACCCACTTGGAGCTAAATCGGGGGACATGAATTAATGTCTGAAAACGGAACAGGAATGGCATCGCCATCAAATTCTGAACCATCTGGTGCAGTTACATCAAGGGAAGCAACAGCAAAATCTCCAAGCCAAGGCAAGTTTAGATCTGGGATGAACAATCCTAAACCTAAAATTGATACTAACAAGCATGGAATAAGAAGAGAAACTTCTTTAGCCCCTAAAAAAGTTGGAAGAAAAAAAATATAATATACTTTATATTTAAAGCAAAACTAAAGGGATGTAAAGTATAAAATGTTTAAAGACAGAGAAGACTGCATAGTTTTGGCAGAAAAAGTATTTTTATTTAAAAATTTTATTAGCCAGGAAAAGGTTAATGAAATCAATTCTATACTCGATAAGTTTGTGGAAGATGATAATACAAAAGAAAGCCCAGAGCATCCTATAAACTGGTATCATGGAAAAGTAACACCTATAATCCCAGAGCTATTTCCTATATGGGAAAGCATATCAGAAATGCTTTTGCCAGAGTATGTTATGCAGCCTAGCTGTGTTATACAGGTCATGAGGCCAGGACAAGACATGTATGTGCATGAAGATAGTCCTGGAATGGATCAAGACGAGGACTTAGAGTCAGAAGATAAATGGTCCGCTTGCTGTAGCTTAGAGTTTGGTCTTGTAGCATACTTTGGTAACTGGGAAGGCGGAGAAGTATATTATCCAGGAATCGATAATGAGTTTGGAGAAAAACCACTAATGGTTAAGCCAGAATCAGGCGACGTTGTTATTCATAGCACTTATTATCCTTATGCTCATGGAGTGAAAGAAGTTAAGTCTGGATATAGATATGCATTTTCCAATTTTGTAATGAAAAAGGAAATGAATCCTGGAACTTTTTATAGCTACGGTACACCTGAGCATACAGAAAGATCAAAGGATATAAACAGCTGGGTCGACCCGCTTTGGGAAAATCCATTATTCCCTGATGGCAAAATGGTAGATAAAGATAAAATTAAAGAAAATGCAGAAAAAACTAAACAACAACGTAAACAGTTTCAAGCAGAATAGGTAAACAATGATAATTCAAATAATCGGTCTTCCAGGATCTGGTAAAACAGAGCTGGCAAAAGCACTAAAAGAACGTATAAATGCTATTCATCTTAATGCAGATGAAGTTCGTGCAACTATTAATTCAGATCTTAGTTTTACTCCAGAAGATAGAATTGAACATGCTCGTCGCATGGGAGAGACTGCAAGACTAATTGCAAAACAAGGTGTTGCTCCAGTAATAGTAGACTTTGTTTGCCCAACTGATTTAACTCGTGCAGCTTTTGGAAAGCCAGATATTATGGTATTCATGGATACGCTTGCTGAAGGGCGTTTTGAAGACACAAATAAAATGTTTGAAAGACCAACAACTTTTGACGCATCATTTATCAGCCATAACCTAGATGCTAATTCAAAAGCATCTTACATAATTGATAAGTTTGGTTTGCACGACTGGTCAGCACCCACAACACTTATGCTAGGTAGGTACCAGCCTTGGCACGAAGGCCACCACGCCCTTTACAAGGAGGCTGGCAAGAGAACTGAGCAAGTACTTCTTGGAGTCCGTAATACCTACAATACAAGTGAAAAAGATCCGCTTAAATTTGATCAGGTAAAAGAGTACATTGCTAAAGATGAGTTTATGGATGGCGCATTAGTACTAAGACTACCTAACATTACTAATATAGTTTATGGCCGTGATGTAGGGTATAAGATTGAACAAGTAGATTTGGGGGCAACTATACATGCTATTTCAGCTACTGAAAAACGCAAGCAATTGGGTATTTAAAAAAATGGAAGATGCTGGTAAGGCAATAAACGAAGCAGAAGAAAGATTATATTTTAAGGACAAAGATGAACGTAACTAAACAAAGATCAGCACTGAAGGCTGTTGTATGGCGTTGCATTGGAACAGCAGACACCTTCGCAATTTCATGGTTTATAACTAAAGAACCGATTACAGCAGGGGCAATAGCAAGTTTTGAGGTAGTTACAAAGACAATACTTTATTACTTCCATGAACGTGGTTGGAATAAAATTAGGTGGGGCAGAATAAATTAAGATTTATCACAGCCATATACCAAGGACTGGTGGATCTTTTGTTTTAAACTGTTTATCTCCAATACTTAACGATAAAAAAATTGTGCCATACTTTAGGCAATCAGTATACTTTGAAGATTTAAATAAAGATGATATTCTTAAAAGCAACTTTATAAGCGGACATTTTGGCAACATGCCAATTAAAATAGATACTTCAATTAAATCAGTTACAACATTAAGAAATCCAATACGAAGAGTAATTAGTCATTATGTTAAAACATATGATAAATCTATTAAGAACCCCATAGAAGATTTTGAAAATTGGTTTGTTGGTGACTTAGACTTTATAGCAAAAAATAACATGCAGTCTAGATTTTTAATAAATGGATTTTCCGAAGAATATAAAAATAAAAAGATAGGTTTAGATGATACTAGATTAGTAGAAAAGCTGAGGGCGGACTCATGGGGGATAGGAAATATTGATCCAACTATAGAGCTAGCAAATAGTGCATTAAAAGATATGCTGCTAGTAGGCAAGACAGAGCATATTAATTATTTTATAAAAAGTCTATCTGATATCATGTTTGAAGGGTATGGAATAGATCCATTCTATATAAAGACAAATAAAATAAAAAATAGTAATTCTATGAGCGACTATATATATAAAGAACTTGATGTTAGAATACTAAAAATGATAGAAAATAACAACGAAATAGATTTTAATTTATGGGAATCGGTAAAACATTGACACTAGTTGTCTTATATTGTATAATTAAGTAAGATTTATGATGCAGGAAGTATCATTATTTAAAAAGAAAAGATAATATGAAAACGGTTGGCGATAAGCTTGGAGATTTTTCGGTAGTTGGCGTTAAGCCAGGTGCCCTTAGCTATGAAGATAGCTCATTTGAAATTTTAACTCAGGATTCTTTTGAAGGAAAATGGAAGATCATTGCCTTTTATCCTAAAGACTTTACTTTTGTATGCCCAACAGAAATTGTTGCATACGATGCTCTAGTTAATGACTTTAACGATAGAGATGCAGTTCTTATGACTGGATCTGTTGATAATGAATTCTGTAAGATTGCATGGAGAAATGCCCACGAAGATCTTAAGAAAACAAACTCGTGGTCATTTGCAGACACAGCACACCAACTTGCCAGCGATCTTGGAGTTCACCATTCTTCTGGAGTAACTTATCGTGCAACATTTATTATTGATCCAGATAACATTATTCAGCATGTAACAGTAAATAATCTAGATGTTGGTAGAAATCCAGATGAAACTCTTCGTGTACTTGATGCGCTTCAAACAGGTGAGTTATGTGCGTGTAACAGATCATTAGGTGGAGAAACTATATAATGTCATGGGTAGACCAGCTTAAAGAATCTCTTCCAGATTACGCTAAAGATATAAAGCTGAATCTAGATTCGGTTATTAATAGATCAGCAATTGATTCAGAGCAGGCTACATATATTTCAATAGCCGCAGCTTTTGCAACGGGCAATCCAAAGCTACTTGCTTTTATAGTTGCAAGTGCTACAGACGAAGTTGAAAAAAATGCCGCTCTTACGGCTGGCGCTATCATGGCACAAAATAATGTATGGTATCCATTTATAGAGATGGCTGATGATGTAAACCTCAAAGGGCTGCCAGCACAATTAAGGATGAATGCAATATCATCTCATGGCGGAACAACAAGGGGAAAGTTTGAAGCATATTCATTAGCATCTTCTATTATTGGTAAGTGCCATTTTTGTGTTAAAGCACACTACGAAACATTAAAAGAAGAAGGATATAGTGTTGAGCAGTTGAGAGATATTGGTAGAATCGCCGCAACAATAAATGCCCTATCAAAAATATTATCAGCATGATAAAAGAATTCTTTGGTAAAATTATATGTAAGTTTAAGGGCCATAAATTAATTTTTGCTGGTTCTTGTCCATTTACTGGCGGAACTTACGATTATTGCAGTATGTGTAACGCAATGATTCCCAGAGAGGAATTATCTTAAATGAAAATGTGTGTATGCCACAGAAGCAAGAATCAACCATACTGTGATGGAAGCCATAATAAAATTTTAGTAGAAGAAAATGTGGGCAAACCATTTATAAGAATTAAACCTGAGGAAAAAAAAGAAGAAGAATGAGAAAGCTATTAGACGGAAGTTTTGTAGAAGAATTTTCTTCTGCAGTTGATCTTACTATTCATACTAAATCTCCAGAAAAATGGAAATTGGTAGATTTAGAAACGGGACAAGAATATGTGGGATCAGATGTTCCAAATAAATATGGTAGATGGAGAAGAATCAAAGATAGAATAATTGGGGATTAGCTCAGCGGCAGAGCGGGAAGCTGTTAACTTCTAGGTCATTGGTTCGAATCCAGTATTCCCAGCACTATTGACAGACTATTTTTTATATTATAAAATAGTTATCTACAGAAAGAAGGCGGTACTATGGCAAATCCATTTATTTCATTTACTGGAAGAATTGGTCAAGAACCAGAAGCAATTGGGTCAAGCGGTGTTCGTTTGAGAGTTGCAACAAGTGATCGTATAAAAAATGATGAAACTGGTCAATGGGAAGACAAAAATACTTCATGGTGGACAGTCAAGGCCTGGAAGTCATTAGCGGAACAATCAAAGATAACTCTCAAAAAGGGTATGGAAGTTACTATTACTGGCAAGATATACGAAGAAACATGGACTGATAAAGAAGGTCAAAAACGTACATCAGTAGAAATTAATGCAGATACAATTGCTGTTACCACATTTACTTTGTCAAAGGGTGCTCCAAAAGAGTCTGGATTAGATGCATTTCCTTCATGGAAAGAACTATCTGATATACCATTCTAATTTAGCTATGGTATAATTTACTTATGTTTACAAATAATCCAAATTTAATTCAAATAGGCACTAAGGTGTGGGTGTATAAAAACTTTATATCTAAAGAAGATGTTGCTAAGGTAAATGCCCTATACGATGATCTTCCAATAGAAAATTTTATGTATGACAGCCATGAGCTAGACTGGTATAAAGATAAAAGCGGTCCAAACAACATGGAGTTAGTCAATGTTTGGAAAAAAGCTGGAGACTTTTTAGGGCCAGAGTATGTTGCACACCCTAATCTTTCTATGCAGTACATGAAGCCTGGCGACGAGCCCATGTTTGTTCATGCAGATAGCCCAGGCGAAGGCGAGATGGATCAACTTGTTTCAACAGACAGATGGAGTTCATGCTGCATCATTTCATATGGAGCTGTAATCTATTTCGGAGATTTTACTGGCGGTGAAATATTCTATCCTAGTATAGACAAAGATGGAAAGACAGCCTTTGATAGAAAAAATGAACCATACAGAGAATGTTTATCTTATGCTCCAGAGCCAGGAGATTTAATTATTCATGACTCTCATAGTCCATGGGAGCACGGAGTTACTGAAGTAAAATCTGGAAAGAGGTATGCATATTCATTATTTGTTATGCACTCAGATGCCAACCCAGGATCTTTTCACAACTATAACACAAAAGAATCTAACGACCAGATAGAAAATGATTTACAGTCTTGGGGAACACCATTGTTTGTCAATCCTCAGTTCGCACATAGACCAGACGCATACTAATGAAACAAGAATTTGTAAAAGCACTTAAAGAAAAAAAAACTTTATTCCTTAAGTCTCATATTAAAAATTCTCCATCGTGGGAAAACTTTATCGGTTTAATTAATCATCAATATAATAGCCCTACAATAATTGAAGGCGCAGAAGATGAAGATATATTTATACATCACAATAATAAAAATACATACATGTACTCAGATTCAAAAGATGGTCGCCCGTTCTCGTTTAATTTATGGTTTATATACTATAAAAATCTATCTTTTAATGGTTCTGATAAATTTTATGACATGCCTTATATTCAAGATTTTATAGCAGATTTTGCCCCAGACAGCTTTGCTGCAAAGTCTATAATCAATTTAGCTGGCAATGAGTTTTATGGTTCAGTTCATAAAGACCCACAAGACGTAGTTTCTTGGTGTTGTGTTGGATCAGTTGAGTATAGAATATATGAAGATGTTCCAAACTCAGAGTACGGATGCAACATTGATAACACAGATTTAAAATACGATTCATATATCATGGAACCTGGCGATGTTATTCTTGTGCCAGCTGGAACAATTCATCAAGCAATTTGTCATGAACCAAGAGCATCAATATTGATAGATTTATAACATGTGGTCGTGGATATTAGCTGTAATAGGAGTAACTGGCATATTCTTTGTTGGTCGTAAGAGTATATGGGGATGGTTTGTTCTTTTATTTAATGAAGTTCTTTGGATGGCTTATGCAATTCACACTGATCAATATGGTTTTATTTTTAGCGCCCTAGCATATGCAGCCGTTTATATTAAATCGTACCTACATTGGAAGCGGGAAGAGCCAGAAAATAACAGCGTATATAATGAATTAAATACTGATGGCGATATAGACCATCGATATGTTAAATAAATTAATTTAGTATCATATATAAACTATTGACAAAACCCCTACATAATATTATAATTAAGGTATATACAGAATCAGGCGGTTTACATAAATGATTGATTGGTTAATTAATCGTATATTTAGGTGGGACACACTAAGACATGCTATCTTTGATGAAGTAAGGCTATATCAATCTGTAGATAGATCAATGTGGGAATATGAAAAAGAAGGACCAACTAATTTAACGTGGTCCGAAGGCGATACCTGGTATGGATGGACATACAATAGTAACGCCAAGCGTTACTACTTTGATGATATAGGAAACAAATCTCTCATAGGTTTATGGGAAGATCAATGGCTAGCAGAGGCAGACAAAAATGGGACAATGTAGATGCGGATTCACAACTGATCCAGAGAACAAGTGTAATGGCACACACAGAGTAGTGCGAGAAGTTAGAGAGCACATTGCAGCAGGCATAGAGGCTATAGAAATTGAAAACTCTGTTACTAATGCATTAGGAATGCAGATACTTGCAGCTAAGATAGCTAGAACTAATTAATTATATATTGTCTAATTTGATCGCAATTAGTGAAATCGGCGTCGGTAGAGAGCATTTTGTCACTACGTGACGTATAATAGATACATATGGGATCTCCTAGATATACAGATAAAGACTGGTTAATTGAGCAATATATTGTTAGAGAAAGATCAGTTGCTCAGATAGCTGAAGAACTAAAGATAGAAAAATGGCTACTAATTAAATGGTTAGATGAGCATCGTATATATAGAAATTGGAGAAGGCTATAAAAAACAATCCTAATTTGGGTTCGTATAACGGCAGTACGCCAGGTTCCGAACCTGTAAACGAAGGTCAGACTCCTTCACCCAAAGCTTTGCATAGATATGGCTGGCGTTGTAAATGTAAGGCGGAATTAGATATGGAAGTAACTAAACTACTAAGCATTCCAGAATGTCTATTATGTGGGGAGCAAATGTATATGATGTATTCAATTAATCCTAAAGGTGAAATATGGATGAATAGAGCATTACTCCTTGAAGAGGCAGTTGACTAAGATTAATGGTATAATTGATCTATGGAAAACAACGACAACATTGAATTAACAGATGAAGAGATCTCAAAGGGATATGAATCAGATAACCCAGATGAAGATAAATGGGATAATCTGGAAAAGGCTTGCTGGAGCGGATATAAGCAGGTAGGCATGAAAGATAAGGGCGGAAGAAAAGTCCCCAATTGTGTCCCAGTAAAGAAGTCTCTATTTGGTACAGAAGGACCTCAAACACTAATCCCAAGGAATAAGTAATATGGGTATCCTAGATAACTTTGAAGCCTATCTAGAGGCGGAAGACCAAGAGACAGATAAATGTCATTACTGCCAAGCATTAGCTATATATAATGATCTAGCCGAAGTAGAACAAAACTATCAAGTAGTTGGTGTATGTGCATGTCATGCATTTAAAGGTTTATCTTCCTAATATAGATCCCAATTAGTGAAAAAGTCGGCGGTAGAGACCCTATTGTCAGTACCTGACATAAATGCTATAATAAATATATGCTACAGAGCTTAGAGATACCTGATCCATTTGCCACATTTGTGGCACACAAGTATGCTAATTTTAAAGGTATGAAATATGACTTCTTTAGCGGTGAATGGGATATGCCATGCGGTGCATGTGAAGAGCCATTGAATGCTTCAAGTAAAAAGATGCTAACTAAGATAAGGCTATATCACACTCGTAACGAATGTTTTGGAGGATACTAATGAGCGATGCAATATGTAGTAAATATGGGTGTGACTATCAACTAGACCTTGATGGTCAAGTCACATGTGGCAATTGTGGAGCCATGGATGATGATATGCCTAATCCAACAAATGTCGATAATTTAGCTTTTGAAAGCCAAGTAGATTTTGAATAAAAACGGGGAGATCAAGAAATGATAACAATACTAGCCATATTACTTACATGGTATGTAACCAAGGTATATTACACCAAGACTCTACGGATCTCAATATATGATCTAGAAGAGCATAATCTCATGCAAGCTAAATGTCACAAATGTGCTCAGACAACTGTAATTAATATTGATGATATGCGTAATCCATATTACTGCCTGAATTGTAAGGTGTTAAGATAAGCCATGGATAAGTTTGAATCATCATATAATAAGTTTATTAAACAATATGAGCCATACAAGGTAGCTTGCTCCAAATGTAAGGTTCTATATATTACAAACAATGATGATCCATTTATCTGCCTACCTTGCTCCTCATAGCAACTGCTATAAAATAGAGCAAATTAGCAACTAACTCCTATATCCCCCCGCCTTTAAACATGTCTTAAAACCCCCTTAGAAGCCCATTTTGACTGCATATCCATGTATGTCTATGAAATAATTTACTATTAATTCCCTTGTGATTACTATCTATTTATCGACATATAGATTACATGTAATTGCACATCATAGACAGATGGCAATTTAATGTCTAATTTGCTGACATGGGGCATATTCACCCATATTTGTCAATAGATACATTTCAGGGAAT